AGCCTTCAGCGCGGCGGCACGGAGCTGATCCATCTGCCCGGCCGTAGCACCAGAGACGGCCTTGACGTTCGACATCTCCTTGTCGAAGTCAGCGAACGCCTTGACCGCTAGACCGACTGCGGCGCCGATTGCAAGACCTGAAACGATCATGCCCTTGCCGACCTTGTCCCACGCGGCCTTGTGCTTGCCCGCGTGGGTGACAGCGTCGCTTCCGAACTGCGCGGTCGCCTTCGACGCCGCAGTCACCTTGCCAATGTAGTCCGAGACGTTCGCCTTCAACGTCACGGACACGGAACGGTCAGCACCGAACGCCATGCGGAACCTCCTGAGAAGCGATAACGTCTGAGGTCAAAACCTCAGGAGGGGACATGGGCAACCAGCAGGCAGCGCGCGTGGCCGGAATGCTTGGGGGGCTACTGCTCGCCGTTGGCTTGTTCTTGGGGTTCGTCGGCATCACCTCGAGCGGCTACGACTGCGGCAGCGCCCTCCGGGGCGGCTACGCCGAAGACATCGCCGCCAGCCTCGCCGGCCACCCTGCCGGGCTCGTCGGCGACTGCGGCGACGCCCGCAGCAACCGGAAGACGCTCGCCCTCAGCCTGCTGATCCCCGGGCTGCTACTTGCTCTGGGGTCAGGCGTGGCCGTCGCTCTGCCGCCAGTGACAACGCAGACGGAACCTCAGCGTTCTCGAACTTCTTAGCCGCACGCCCGATCGCCGTACACGAGTGGCACCGCATCTCCTCGACGACCCACTCGCCATCCGACTCCATGTCCATCGACTCGTGCCGGTCCTGCCCACAGTTCGGACACAACGCCGCCTCATACGTCAGGAGCGCCTGCGCCAACTTCGCGTCCGTCTCCGTCCAACGCTCACCCGGGGTGCGCTCCAACCGGAGCACCGACAACGGCACACCCCAGGCGCGCGCCGCCCGCAACTCCGTCAGGAGTCCAGCGTGCTCAGGGCCGCCGAGTGAGCGAGCGAGAAAGGGACACTCACCGTCCGGTCATACGACGCACCAGCCGCCGCCTCAAGCAGCGCCATGAACTGACCCTCACCAATCTTGGACCGGATCATCGGCCACTTCTCAGCCGGCACCGCAGGCTTCACCGCCTGAACGGACAGCATCGCGTACGTGCGCGCGTCCTCGTTCGCGGGGTGGTCCTTCTTCGCCTTCGCCGTCTCCTCGTCAAGGAGCGCGCGGAACGTGAAAGTCAACGCTGACGCGTGCATCGCGTCGCGGACCTTCGTCATCTCAACAGCGATCGTCGCCGGGGACTGACCGCCCAGCCGCTCGTCGGCGTTGTTCCGCTCCTCGGACAACTGCTGCTCAAGTTCGTAGTAGCGTGCCACGAGGTCAGCGCGACCGAACACGGTCACACTCTTCTCGGGCAGCTTCGCGCCGTCGATCCAAGAGTCAAGGTCGAACGCGGCAGGGTCGGCCTTCGTGAAAACGTCAGACATGGGTGCTCCTTGGCTGGTGGCTGGTGGCTGGTTAGGTGTTGCTGAGGTCGGGGGCGCCCCAGCCAGGTAGCGCCCCCGACCGGCTCAGAAAGCGTCAGGCAGCGACAGTCTTGTCAACCTGAGCACCAGGGGCGATCACGTACGGCTTCTGCTTCGCGCGCAGCTTCGTGTTCCGCTCCGGGGCAGACTTGACCTGCGGGCCCAACTTCACCGGGTACACGTCCACGACGTCAGCGAGGGCGAAGGGCGCATCGAACGCCTTGCCGTACCGGACCACGATGAACCCCGTCGACTTGGGCACGAGGGTCTGGTAAATCTTGTTCTCACCCGTAGCCGTGACATCCTGCGGGGTGATGATGTACTCGATGTCATCGATGCTGTAGGTAAACGTACCCACGTCTTCGAACGTCTGCGTGCTGCAGAGACGCTCGTCGGTGAGGGTCTGCACGTCAGTCGACGTGGTGAACCCGCCACCAGTGACACCACACGTGATGTCCAGCGTCGACGCGGCGTTCAGCTCGGTCAGCTTCGGGGCCTTCGGGTCAGCCATCGTGGCCACCCAAACAACCTTGACGTTGCCGTCAGCGGGCACGCCAACGGGGAATGTTGCGCTCACTTAAGAGCCTCCTTCGCGGCGGGCGTGCCGCCCTTGGTGGTGTAGTGCTTCGCCGGCAGAGGCCGGTCGAAGTCGTCAGCGGCAGGCTTGTCGATGACGGTGTGTGCTTCCTCGTTCACGATCTGAACGGAGTATTCGTGCTTTGTGTCGTTGTCCTTAACACGGGTCCACGGCATGACGAAATCGCCCTCCTCGGGCATCGTTGAATCGGGCGGTTACGGCTGGTAAGTGAAACCCCACATGGCAACGGTGTAGATCGCCGTCACACTCGGCAGGGACTCATCCCTCGTAGGTGGTTGCGAGGACAGGGGGACCGGCCGCCATGACGCGGAACCGATCGGTGGGCGCCAGTTCTCAAGGGCCGCGTTCGCACGCTCAGCACCCCACAGAGACTCCGCGGTTGCCTGCTCACGCGGGCCGACCGACGTCGAGTTGACCCACAGGGTTTCGTCCCGCATCGTCGCGACGTCGCCAAGGTTGTCCGACGTGCGACCGGGGGTGTTCGAGTACACGAACAGGTAGCGGGGAGCGGCGTTGTCAGGGACCGCGTGCTTGTACACCACACGCCCCGGAACCTCAGCCTCAAGGCGGGCAGCGACGACATCGACCAGTGCGCGGCTCACTCGAGGGCCCGCTCGCCGACATCGCCAAGGAACTTCGCCACGTTGGGCAGCTCCCGACGCAGCGCCGCAGTGTGATCCACCACGGCGGCGTTCTTGCTCGTGCCGAACGCGAGGATGTTGCCAAGGCCACCCTGCGGGCCGCGCTTGTCCACGCCGATCTCAGCGGACAAACCGCGAAGGTCGTAGTTGATCGCGCGAGGGATATTCGGCGCGTGGCCGTGGCCGCTGAAGTCCGCCTGCATCCCCGTCTTGATGTTCTGCGCAGCCTTCCCAATCACGGCAGTCGCGCCAAGCGTGGCCTTCCGGCCAGCCCGACCCAACTCCACCGCGAGACGGTCAACCTGTGAGGCATCAATGCTGAAGTCCATCAGACCACCGCCTCAACCGGGATGCGTCGCGCCGTCTTCGCGCTGCCAAAGTGCGGGCCCTGCACGGTGAGCACCTGGCCGACAACCGCGGCGTCGAGGGCACATGCGGTCATCGTCACCACGTGGCCCTTCGTGACCGCCTCAGAGCCGAACACGGGAAGGTGAACCTCCCACCGGACCACGGCAACCTCACGGTCACCAGCGTCAGCCTCGTTCACGATCACGTTCCGGGTCTGCAGTTTGCACGGACCGTCGTAGACCACGACCGGCGCCCCCGGCGTGTACGTGCCGGCGTCCTCATCCCACACCGACGCAGCCGCGCCCGTGACAATGCACCGGTCACGCATCTGCGCCTCAGCCGCGGCGCGACCAGCAAGGGTCGCCGACTCCGCAGACATCAGAACCCCGGAGCGATAGAGAACGCCCCACGACGCACACCAGACAACAGCCGAAGCTCATCGTCCGACGCGTACAGCAGCCCCGCAGACACCGCGTTGTCACGCGTCCACGAGTAGTCGTCAATGGACTCCATCCGCTTGCCCTCCGGGTTGCGGAGAACACGCAGAACCATCGCCGTAACCGCAGCAACCACGAGGCCCTGAGACAGGGAACCGTTCACCAGCCGGTCGTTCAACGACGGAACACGCGCCAGAAGGATCTCCCACGCGTCACTCAACAGCGACCCAGCCACGTCGTTCTCAGCCGAGGAAAGGGGACGCCACCGCGCCTCAAGATCAGAAATCGTCACCGGGTTCGCCATGACGTCCCCCTCCTCAACTACTTCTCGGGCTGCGGCTCGGCGATAAAGCCGAGGTCCGACAGGTGCTTCAGCGAGTCAGCGGTCAGCCCGTCCGGCACCACGTCACCGCGGTACAGGTACAGCAGACGACTGTTCTCCATGCGCGCAGTAACGATCGGCGCAACGACCACGAGGGACTTCTTCCGCGCCTCAGCCATCAGGCCACGCCGGTGATCTTGAAACCGGCGCCCGGGTCAGTCACGACCGGGACGAAGTTCGCGCGGGCACGCAGACGCCACCCGTCGTTGTGGTCCTCACGGATCACCTTCGACTGCACCAGCTCGCCGGCGGCCTGGTAGCCACCGCCGAGGTCCTCGGTCGCGATGAAGCCGAGCTGGTTGGTGTCCACGATCCACGCGTTGCTGTTCGCACCGCCGGGCAGGTTCGCAGCCGGGGTCGGGATGACCTGCAGGCCAGCGAGCACCTCGAAGCGACCGGTGTAGACCGGGTTCGTCGCGGACTCGCGGGCCATCGCGCCGGCGATGACGGTGTCAGAAGCCAGGTAGGCCCACACCTCGTCCTCGACGAGCAGGGCGTTCGGCTCGTAGCCCAGGTTCAGGCCGCGGACCTTCGCCTTCGCGCGCAGGATGTCCTGCAGCACCTTCGGCGTGGCACTCGTCCACATGGCCGACGCAGCCTGCGTGTTCGTGATCGCCGAAGCGACAACGGACACAACAGCCTGGTCGATGACCAGCGCAGCCGAGTTGACAAGCTTCAGGATGCCCTTGTTCACCGGGTCCATGTTGCGACGCTTGATCGCCTCATCGGTGACGATGGTGTCCTTACCGTACTTGGCGACACGCGCCAGACCGGCAGGGCCGTCGCTGATCGTGGTCAGCGTGTACTCGCCGCCGGGGGCGACGATCTCAGGGGAGGCGTCAGCGAAGATGCCCTCCACCTGCTCGTAACCGACGGCGCCGCCGGAAGCGTCCTGGCGGCCGGTCAGGAGGCTGGTGCCGACATAGCGCAGCGAGCCGAGATCCTGCATCCGCCGTGCGACGAAGCCG